ACTTGTACTTGTACTTGTTACATTCAAGCTCGTGCTCTGAATACCTGTGTTTACTGCGGTAGTACTTGTGGAAATATTGCCACTTGTCTGTAGTTTAGTAGCAGTTACTTCGTCAATAATTTCAATATCACTAACTCGTGCGCCACTAATGAATATTTCGTCTGCTTCTGCTTTTACTTCAAACAAACTACCAAATACGTCTAATGAACTGTTTGGTACAACTACAAATGTTACTAAGTTCGGGCTTAGTTGCTGTAATACATATGCTGTTAGTTCCGAGAAGTAGAACGTGTCGCCAAAGTCCCAATTTTCCAAAGCAAAGAATTGGTTAATAGCCGCTAGTGTCTGTGCTATTAAATCATTATCGTTAATAACTACTTCTGGATTCTTTACAATTTTAAATGTTGCCTGCAAGTTAGAGTCTGCTTTATTGCCAAATAGTATCTTATACTTAACCGGATGGTAAACAATTTCATCACTAATTGACTTAATTTTGTTAAGCTCTGTACTGTAATTCAAGTACAGTTGATCACTACTTGACGGAAGCGGATAAGTTGCTTGATCCTGTAGGTAAAGTCTAAACTGGGTGTCATAAGAAGCAGTTAGCATGTAAACGTCAATTATATTACTTGCGCTTGGATCTAAACGTCTGTCTTTATCCGCAGCGTGAACATAGTGGAATTTAATGTTGTCTCTGCCTTTGTGTCCTACGTAATCTGCTGTAGTTAACAATTGGCTTGTTTCTTTGTTTAATACTTGGAATAGATTTTCTTGTATAAAGTAGAAAATTTGTCCATCATCATAAACACTAGTAACTTGTAAATCACTACGCTTAGCAAATATAACAATAGCATCATTTGAATTATCAAAGTAAGTGTATGTCTCAGTACCGTCGATATTTGTTTGCTTTTTCCTAAACACTACTTTACTAGTTTCGTTTACGTCTTCAGCAACTACTTGTTCGAACAAGTTAGGGTCGTCTACTACACCATCTTCGTCGCTGTCAAAGAACGTAATTTCAATTTTACTACTATCAACATAACCGTCAGAGTCCCTAACAGTTGCTACTATTTCCCAATCGAAATCAGTAGTAAAAGATTCTAAGCTATCGGGCTTTGTATTAATACTCAATACTGAAATTTTATCCTTGATAACTTTACCAGAACTAGTTTCAAATACCTTATCCGAAGAGTCAAAGAAGAATCTAATCTCACTAGGGCTTTCAAACACGTATCGACTTGTACGATATGTAATGTTATACTTTTTTCCAACTGGCTCAAACAACAATATCCAGCTTGAGTCAACTTGCTCACTTGAAGTGTTGCCTGCTTTTGTTAGCGAGAAGTTACTAATTAAATCCAAGTTGTCCAGTGTAATTACTTTCCACTCCTGGCTAGTACTATCAAATCGTAATCCAAATGTGTTATTAGAAAAACATTGATCTATAATTTGGACTTTTATGTCGTCGGTAATAATATTTGCTAACTTAGGAATAACCCTGTCAAGTTTAGCACCAGTTGGAATACTGTCAGTAAGCTTAACAGCGCCGGAGCTGTCTGTGCCTGTATCGGTGCCATCACCTTGTACGCTTATTATCTTAGACCAAATATATGTCTTAGCGCCTATATGGTCAGCGGCGCCTGCCATTAAGGTGTTGTCATCCATAAAGTGGAAGCCGTCTGGTGCTGTAAATTTTACAAGTGTGTTTGGTACTAACAAACTAAGTGAAGACTTAGAAAAGCTTCCTAGTGGAACATTCTCGCCACTTGTGTCAGTTACAAATCCTGTATTTTGATTAGTTTTAGTTGTTTTGCTATCCCAAGTATAGTTGTTATCAACAACAGACAGAACCGGATACTCGTTATAGTAAAAATTACGTATGTTGTAATCTTTAAGTAACGGCTGAATTGTGTTTTCTATAGCACCTTCGATATCAGTTTTAGTTTCGTAAGTAAAGTTAGTTTTACTAGTGCTGTCTTCTTTGTAAATAATACCGTCGTTGCCGAACAAATTAGTTTTGCTGTATCTTCCGGTACTGTCGATTAAATCAAAATACCTACTAATACCACTGCTAGTACGGTTTACGCTTTTTACTTTTACAACTTCTTGATTGCGTGTTAGCGGAGCTACTTGATAATCTTCAGCTGTAATCATTCTGTTCTGAGTGTAGTAGTTACTAGGCGCATTATTTTTAATATTTTCATTTGATTCAGAAGCTGCGCCGTTGTCAATTGCCGTCTTTAGCTGTAGCGTAAGCGACAACGTTTCTAGTTTATTTGTATGACTAATGTACGGCATTGTTACTGTTATAGTACCTAAGTTGTTAGGTGTAATAATAGTAGTAGAAGAGTCGCTTATTCTGTAATAAACTTTGAAATTACCTTTCGGTACATTGCCAAATACACCGTCGCCGAACACCAAGCTCATTCTATCTTCAATACGTGTTTGTACACTGTAAATGTTCTTAACGCCTTTTTCAACACTGTTGTAAATTACGTTGTTACCTTCAGTAGCACTAACCTTTGTCCATAGCTCAGCTTCCCTGCCAGCGTCGTCGAGGGAGTAAAGCCAAACATCAGTTTCGTTAATGTTTATATCATCAATAGCAACTACTTGATTAGTAGTTGGATTAGATAAGAAGAACGTACCGTCTACAAGCTCACCTTGTCTAAAGTGTGTAAAGTAACCGTTAGAATCACTAGCTTTGCCTTTGCCGTCATCTTGGTAGATAAAGGAAAACTTGTTTCCTAGGAATGGATCCTCTTCTTGGATCATGCCTTCGGAAACTTTTGTACTAACAACTTCGAACTTTTTGTTTACACCATTTACAGCTCGAGTAAACGGAAACAACGGTAAGTCTTCGTTGTTAGAATTAACACGGTACTGCTCAGTGTACACACCATTTACTGTGTCTTTAGCAATTGGATTTCCAATACCAGCATTTACAGGCAGAGCAGCGTTGAGGATTTTTGTAATTTGCTCATGACTGTTAGCATTTGTTAGATCGTTCCAAACAACTTGTGTACCAGCTAGGTTTAACCCGCTGCTGTCAAAAATACGTTCAGATGTAGCAACACTGTGTAGCTTTAGTAAGCCGTTCGCAGACTGGTTACGCTTAGCATGATAACTTAGCAGTCTAGCTAGGCGTAGTACGCTTTCTCTTCTTTCTGCTGTTTCAAGAAAGTTTTCTCTAGCGTTTAGATCTGTTCTAAACGAAAAGCTTTGCCCCAAGTACGCAATAAGATCAACAAGCGCCATGTACTCACTAGATTCAATGTAGTCGTTAAAGTCCTCAGGATAATTAGTCCTAAGGTATGTAACCATTGTACGGCGTAAGTTATCAAAGTCATATGATAAGAACTCAGCGTTTCTAAAGCTTTGATAAATGCGCTTCCAGTCTTCAGCAACTAAAAGTCTATTCTGTCTGTCTGTTGTTGACATTTCGTTATCCTCGTAATATAATATTTATCCAGGATAAAACTAGTGTTTTTTAAGACAGGTTGGCTCCGAACGGTACTGAGCTTCTTTGGATATTCTGCGTTGTAGGTAGCAAGAACCCAGCTCTTTGATCGAACCTAAGCTGCATATATTCTGTCAAATTGTATGGTCTGTACAGTATGCTAGCTTCAATTTGCACGCCGTGATCGTACTGATCAACTGTGATCTTATCAACTGCTACTCGAGGATCAAAATTACAGATTTCAGTAACGTTTTTTGTAATAGCTTCTTTAAGTGTGTCTGTTAACGGCTCAAATAGTACGTCCCAAATAATAGTACCAAAAGTAGGATCACCTAGCTTTTCGCCTTGACGTATATGGAAGTGATTTATAATATCTTGCTTAATACATTCAAAGTCATATACTGTTACACCTTTACGGGTTGGATCAGTAGTAGAAAAGCCAACATATGTTCTGCCGGGTAATCCGTAATCAAAAGATCTACGTGACGGTACTACTACTTCCTTATAAAGTTTTTTCTCTAATTTAGCCATTAGTAGCCTCCTCTATCTTCATGTACTTTTACGTTTGCGTTACCTGTATCCGAGTGCCACGTATTTTTAGCATACAC